AAGAAAAAGAGAACAAGTGTTCTCTTACCGCATGGGCCAGCCAGATCAAGAGCCGGCCGGCGAAAGATTGTAGGTACTTCCAGGGGCCAAAAAGGGTTGCGGCACGGTGAAGCCCAAAATCTCACTAGATTTTGATAAAAAAAATTGAAAGTTGCCGTTTCCGCTGGGGCGGCTGAAAGGGGGCATATGCCATATGGCAAAGCAGGACACGGAATCCGCAAAGGTAACGGACATAGACAGCACGACAGTTTCCGCCGCGGTGCTGGGGAATATTTTCAGCGTGACGGACAGGAGGATCCGCCAGATGGCGGAGGAAGGGATCATTGTCCGGGCGGCAAAGGGCCGTTATAAGCTGGTGGAATCCTTAAAAAATTATACGCTGGCCTTGAAGCTGGCGGCAGAGGGAGCGAACACGGATGATCCGGACGGGGAAATCAACATTGACGAGGAAAAGGCGCTGCATGAGAGGATTAAGCGCCATATATCGGAGCTGAAATTGCAGGTCATGAAAGGCGATCTGCATAAAGCCGAGGACGTGGAACGGGTCATGATGGATATGCTTGCGGCATTTAAAACGCGGCTGATGAACATTCCGTCAAAGGTGGCGCCGGCGCTGGAAAACCGGGACGCGGCGTATATAAAAGACCGTCTGACAAAAGAGGTTCTGGAAGTCTTAAACGAATTGAAAGACTACAATCCAAAAGATTTTTATTCAGATGAATATGTCGAGGGGGAAGAAGATGCGGACTAAAAAAGTGACGGTCCAGGAATCCCCCGTCCTTTCCCCGGATAGCGTGGCCATAGGGAAAAAGAAAAAAGGCGGTTCGATTGAGTATAAGACGCTGAAGCTGTTTGCGAATGTTGCAAAAGTCCTTTCCCCGCCGCCGGTGCTTACGGTCAGCGAATGGGCGGATCATTACCGGAGATTGTCAGCGGAAAGCGCAGCGGAGCCGGGGCAATGGAACACAGACCGGGCGCCGTATCAGCGGGCCATAATGGACGCCGTAAACGATCCCATGTGCGAACACATTATTGTCATGAGTTCGGCGCAGGTGGGAAAGACGGAAATCCTGCTGAATATTATCGGTTACTAC